ATTGAATGGGATCATCGCTGTAACTTCAGCGTATGAGTTGCTCGCTGCGCGAATATCAATTGGGTCAGCTGTAGTTACATTTGATGGATCTTTAATCCATAGGTCTTCTAATACACCAAGCTGAGATGAGAAGATAATATCACCAGCGGCGATAAACAATCTATCTCTAAAGTTAGCAAGAGCTGTTAGTTGAATGTGTCTTGCTTGTCTCGTTGATGTGAGGAATGGCGAAGGTCCAGGATTTGTTTCCCGATCTCCAATAGTTCTAGCAGCCCAATCAATAGGTGCCATCGTGAACTTACCGTTGTTAAAGGTAATCCTCTGTGGCATTCTTGCTTTATCAAGAACGCTGCAGTGATCGGGAGTTCGTACACGTTGCGTATATGGCTTTCCCGGACCAATAACAGAACCACCATAAGCTTCTGTTTCTGGGAACGAAACGATACGGTAATACCCCGCATCAACCGAAAGGTATGGAGCTGCGGTAAAGTAGACCTTTCCATCGCCTTCTTGTAGAGAACCTAGAGGAGCATCTGGATCATATAAAAGATCCAACATTGTCTTTGCTTTAGCATCGACAGGCGTTGTATCTAAGTTCTTGTTGATGGCTTTCCAGTCATTCTTATCTGGTGGAAAGCGAATCTCAGAGAAGTTAGCCATTGATTGACCCAACCAAGGCTTATCAAAATCCCCGTAGATGTAATCTTCAACTGGAATCTGCTTAGCAATGAAGCCAGTATCCCATGCCTCACCATCGTTTAGGGTTGTACCTTCTGGATACAAACGACCATTGGTTGTCTTACGAATGCGAGCTGACGTATAGTACGTAACAGCTCGACCAACTAAATCGTCTTCGGTTGTTTCTTGACCGTTGAGATTTACTGTCTTTCCACTGGTCCCCGAAGTAAAGCCAGCATATACCTTGGTATTCAACATTACGATTGAAGTACCAAACTGTAATGACTTTATGATTTCTTGTGCGTTTCCAGTTTCGTGTGTAAGGTAGGCTCTTGAGTATCGTGAAATAATACCACGCGATTTTACGGTGTTATATCTAACAAGAAGTGTATCTAATCCACCCTCTTGTAATGCTAGTTGATGGATTGGATACCTAACATCTCCGTCTAGAATTGCGGTAGAGCCGTCCCACTCTAGAGATGGGTCTTCTGAATCCCACTGAAAGTTTGGTGTTTCGTTTACCCAACCATCGCTTGTTAGCTTAACAACATATAAGATATTAGTTGTTGCACCAGATGCGCTACGGTCAATGATTAAGAGATATCTGTTTTCATCGTTAATAGTATACCAAACGAATGCTGGGTCTACAGTTAACGGAAGAAATGATAGATCATAGTTTCCGGTATTGCTATCAAGAACCTTAAAGCCAGCCCTCTTCTCAATAGACTTCTCTACTGTGACGAAGCAGTTATCAATCTCCTGTGCCTCAAAGGGAGTACGCTTTGAGTCTGGCTGTCGGCTTACACCCCCGCTTAATGAGTAAACAGGAATTGTTATTTTCATATTAGTCCTCGTCTAATTGCGGCAGGATCTGTACCAAAGTATGGCGGTCGTTTGCCAGCTGCATAAGAGACATCGTTTGCCCAAATGGTTCTTTGCTTTGCTGAGATATCATTTGCACGTGACCGCATACGATCAAGCATCTCTCGTTGTGCCAAGTAGTTGTCTACGGCTGGATCTGCTTGAGTGTATAGCTGATACTTTCTGGTAGCAGCTGAAAGAATTGTACGCTGAGAGTTTGTATCTAGTTGGTCGTATTGTAAGAAGTTAATCTGCTCAATACGATAATCACCATCTACCCAAACATCGGTGTCTTCTGTCATGTTCCAAAGCTTTGGAGGATTTCCCTCTTGTACTCTGGCAACGATGGCTGAACCATCTTCTGTTTGGTGTAACGATAATAACTTAGCATCGAGTACTCCACCAAAGTCTGTGTTTGGATAACCCAAAAGAATGTATCCTTGAGCATCTGGCTGTACTGTCTTAATGATCTTGTTATTAGCTAAACCTCTTAATTGATATTCAAGTGAGGCTTGGTCTAAGAGAAATTCTGAAATTCCTGTATCAATACCACTTGCTTCGTTAAGATCCGCAACAAGCGATTCTCCAGCAGCAAGCAGCATTTGATTTACTGCATCTAGTTTAGTTAAGTATCCCATGTTGTTTACCTTTCTAAGAAAGAAAAAAAAACCAAGAGTCCCCTTTCGAGGACTCTTGGCTAGATATATGATCACCGTTCCATTACAAAAGTAATAGAAGTATCCTACACTAATTATGCGTAGGGGAAGGCTGACGCTGCGGTGTTTACGACTTCTCTGCTGAAGTTTCCGCCGAAGTTGCAACGAAGGCCGTGACGTGCCTTGGATGCAGCAAGGCCACCAGAGCCAGCTGCTTGGAGGTAGCTTGCTACGGTGTTTCCAGTAGCTGGGGCGGCACCACCAAGGAAGAAGTTTGCGTTTGCTGGTGAACCTGTTGTTGCACCGGCAAAGTTTGCTTCAGTAACTTCAGTTGCTAGCCAGTTATCTGCGGTTGGCTTAACAAGAACTGCGGCGCATTCTGGACGGAGAACGCCAGTACCAGCCATCATGCTTGCGACAGTGAAGGTGGTGTTGCGACGGACATCATCAAGGGTATCAACCTTGAGACCTTGCAACTTGAGAGCTGCAACCGCGCTGCGTTGGAAGAGAAGACCGCATACACCAGCATTACCGAATGCGAGGTTGTAACGTGCTTCACCAATACCAGAGAAGTTGGAGGTTGGGAGGTGGTTGCTCTTGATGATACGAACACCCATGTACTCAAGTGAGTCCATGAGACCGTTCATACCTTGTGCGAGAGCAGCACCAAGACCGCCAGACTGAGCAACGCCACCGAACATTGGTTGCATGTTGACAGTTTCGGTTGATGCACGTGCAACGCCAAGCGCACGGATGTCTTGGAATGCGCGTGGTTCGACGGCGAGGTAAACACCATCGGTTGGTGCGTTGATCGTCTGTAGGTATACAACGAAGTCTTCGCAAGCTTGGAGAGCTGTGAGAGCTGCGTTTGCGCGGTCTGCTGAAGCAGAAGCCGAACGACCGAGGTCGAAGAACTTACCACTTAGGAAGACTGGAGCAGCTGGAAGTGAGCGTGGATCATCTGTGTTTAGAAGGGTACCATCAGTACCAACCCATGCGGTGCCAGCGAAGCTGATATCTTCAGCTGCTGCTCTTGCAATGTAAGCAGCAATTTGCTTATCACGTGCATTAGCAAGGGTGAGACCAGCTTGACGTGCAAGCTCAGAGCGGAATTCCCACTGAGTTTGCATGAGGTCTACGTTGTCGATTTCGAAGTGTGCTGCGATTGGACGCTTATCAAGCTTGATAGCGATGGTCGCAGAGGCGCTGTCGGTTGTTGAACCAATAAGTTCCTTACCAGCGGCCCATGCAGCATTGAGAGCTACGGTACCAGTGATTGGGAATTCCATAGCAACGCCGTTGCTCATGGTCTTTGAATCAACAAGTGACTCAAACATGTTGTATTCATCGTAAGCGTGAATGGTTTCACCAGACCAAATGCTGAGCCAAAGCTTATTAGCACCTGCGATTGGGCCTGAAATTCCTGCTGCTACGTCTGATCTGTATGGAAGATCTCCTGCTACTACATCGTGTCCTGTACCTGGCATGTTTTATATCCTTATTATCTTAGTGAATTGAAATCTGTTTTTGCCATGCGGGTTTCTACCGCTTGGCGGAATCGTGGATCACCCGCGAATCGGGGGTCTTTACGATCCTTATAAAATTCCGCTTTGGAAGCATACGCTCCAAGCGTTGGGGTAGCCGTCGTAGCACCAACCTTTTGGGATGATGGTGCCTTAACTGGCTCATTTGCGGTTGGTTTCTTTGCTGCTGCGGATTGATACTTAGCGTTCAATCCAAGCAAAGCTACCTCCCAAGAAGGTGAAGACAATGCGGCATTCACAGACTTCTGGTCTTCGGATGAAAGGTTCTTACTTGCCCAATCGAATACACGGGCGAGTTGATCCTTTCCTCCTACAACCTCTGCTGCGCTGCCGTATGCCTGTTGCAGACGGGCCTTCTGTCCCGCTAAGAAGTCATCAATAACGTAGTCTGGTAACTTTGTCTTCGTCTTGATTGCTTCACGTGACTCATTAGATAGAGTGCCGTTGACAGCAACTTCAGTTGAATACTTGTTCCATTCATCCTTAGTGAGAATTTCTGTCTGCTGTGGTGAAGGAGGTTGCTCCGGTAGCTTATCTGGAATGCGAAGTTCCTCCGGAATCACAGGAGCTGGGGCTTCCTTTGGTTGCTCTGGAGCTTCAGGTGTTGCTACTGGAATCTGCTTCTTAAGGTCAGAGATTTCCTGTCGAGCCTTGGTATACTCTTTTTGAGCAGACTTAAGGGCGTTAAACCAATCCCCGACAGACTTGAAGTTGTCTGGTACTTGGATTTGGTTTTGAATAACGTGTGTTTCAAACGCCTTAGCCTCGCGGTCAACAGGTGTTGAAACCGCTGATTGTTCCACTGCTTGTGGAGTCGTTGGTTCTGTGTTTTCCATAATTAACTTGTCGTAATAGTTACAGTTGGTTTAGTTTGACCAAAGTACCAAGCACCTCTTGTAGTTGGTCCTACTTGATACTTTGTTCCATCGGGTAGGTTAATGAAAGAATTGCCACTACCATCTATAATATGAGGAGGTACTGTAATTCTCCAAACATTTAGGCCCTTCTTTGGTCCGTGCTGAATTGTTCCACCCGTAACAATACCCTTGTCGGTTAAACAATCAGCTAATACATATCTATCTGGTGGGGCGTACTGATTACCAGTAGAGTCACATGGTCGTAAGCCACCGTTATCTGTAATTCGTTTAATCTCAACAAGAATATCAGATGGCAATACGTATGGGTTTTCTCCTTCTGGGATCTCACCCTCTCCGGGGAAAATGCAGAAAGGGTTGCAACCTAATAAAGCAAGGTGGTAATACAATTCAAAGGCATAACGATCATCAAACTGATAGAATGATGGACCATACGCCCAGTGTGGTGTGCCTACCCATGCAGACCAATCCCGTCTATAGTTTGCTCTAGATGTTTCAACAGCCTCAGCAAGATCTCCCATGAAGGAGTACATGACGCGGCCAGCATCTCCGGCTAAAGCATTGGTTAAAACGCCTCCATCAGCTGGTCGAACAAAACCATATCTTTGAATATCAGTCGTTGGTGTTGGGTGATATCCAAAGACTGTTGGCATGTTGCTAGCGTATCCGTATAGCTCTGGCGCTCCTCGACAGAGAGGATGTGCTAAATAGTTTTCTGCGTAGTGTTGTGCGCGAATGAGCCAAGGAGTTTCCCACGGCTCTCCACCAATAACACCATAGTCAGAATAGAATCCAGTAAACCACGGCTTTTGAATGGTCTCTTTTAGAACTAACTCTACACGTTGTCGAATATGAACGCGGCCCATCATTCTTCTCCACGCATACCAGAGAGGATTTCTATTGGTAGTGTATGGAGAAATTCCTGGATTTGCTACTGTAATGTTCCAATCAGCGTATGCAGTCTGAACAGCCGATAGTGTATTAGCTATTGGAGAGGATGGTCTCGCAATGTTTGTGTAATAGACTAACAACTCTCTCATGCTTTGATTTGTAACCGGATCGCCATACAGTGGATTCTCAAAACGTGCGTCGTTTATAATAGAGAATGGTACTCTAGCATCCTTATCAGTCATCCAAGTTGGCGCAGTCCAACCAGCATCGGCTATAATTTGATTGCTGTTTAGCGCCCACAAACGCCACTGTTCTTGATCATCTATGATATAATCAAACGTTGCGTCGTTTGTTTCGCACAACTCTACCCACTTGGTCCACGTGGTTTTAAAGTCAACGGATTGGTGTAAACGTTGGAACGGGGAATTTATGAAAGTACCAGCAGCACCGTGTGCTGCCATTTGCTGTCCAAGTGTTTTATAGTAGTTACTGTTTGCGCGATCATTACCACCAAGAGTGTCATCCAACCAATACTGTGGCATGATAACACGTCTTCCCTTAGGGAATTGTTTAACCTTATCAATATAAGATGTTACAGCTGTTGGTAAGTTCGTTGTTCCGGTGTGGTCAGATCGACGTACTCCACCATTAAAAGTCTGAGGAGCCATCCAAACAACGGCTGGTGCTGCTGGACCTAAGCGACTTAGGTCTGTTTCTGTAAACCACGACACACCCCAGATAGCAAAAGATCTTGCATCCTCATACGCCGGAGTAGTAAAACTTGTTGGGTTATATGTAATAAAAGGCATATGGAATCCTAGCTAAAATTTATGGTTGTTGAGCTAAACACAACTGCTGGTCGTATTGCTGCCCGTAGACTTACGGTAAAGGATGGTACGGTAAACGTCGCAGTTTCATCCCACATGGGGGCGATTCGAATAAACCATCTGTTATTGCTTCCATTTCCGGTAGGAAATAGAATAGGATCACCAGAGTTTATATATTGGAATCCAGCAGCCAACGCGGTTGTTGGTGATCCTGGTGCCGTAATTGTTGATGCACCTATTTTATATGCTATTCTAACCTGTGGTGGTACA